GAATTAATATAAGCTTTAGCAAATTCCTCAGAAGAAAAAACTGGAATATTACAACTAAAGCTTGAGGAGTCAATTATATTAAATTCATAACAACGAAAAGAAGAGCCAGTAGTACCATCATAATAATTTTTATTAAAATAGTAAGTAGTATTAATAAGAACACCATAAGTATTAAGCTGATAAAAATGAAAAGTAACATAATCATCTGAATATGTAAGATAAGCGCAAGGATAATAATAAGTATTAATATAATTTAAACTAGTAGAACTAAGAGTAGAAAAAGTATCAGAATGATAAAAAACACCTTGAGGAAGAGTAACATAATTTTCACCAGATACCAAATCATAAGACCCTGTCCAATGATATGTATCTGCTAAATAACGATAACTATAAACATCGTCAATATTACCACAAAAAACATCATTGAGATAATCCGATGCAGCAGAAACAAAAGCAGCAGTAAAAGCAAAACCTTTCAAAGCAGAAGAAACACCAGTATCACGAAGATTATTCCATGCGTCCTCTGTAAGCGTAGTATCATAGTCAGTTATAAAATCACTGACTTTAACCTCTGTACCGTCTTCAAGATAAAAAGAACCGTAATCAGGCATAGTAGAAGTTTTTAGAGAAGACACAAAAGAATCATACAAAGACTTACCGGAAGCATAATCACTGATACCGTCCTTAATTCCTCCGGCAATAGATATAGACTCATATACACTGTACAAAGCAGCAGCCAAATCAGCAGCAGACTCTAAAGAGCCAACTGAAGAAGCTTTCACAGAAAAGCAAGACATCGAACTGTTGAATAAAATAGCTGTACAAAACAGACAGCATATAAGTCTATGAATATGCTTCATGAAACACCTCCGGAAAAGGGAGCAGCTAGGGAACTGCTCCCGGAATAAACTACAAACGCTTCTTAGAAATAAAACGGTCAATAACAACCGAAACAGACACACAGAAGCTGAAGATTATCATAAAAAATAAAAGCAGTGAAAAAAATGTCTCCATATTATTTTCCTCCCTTATCAGATATCAAAGACTTTTTAAAAATAAGATTACTAAGAACAACACGAGTACTACCGTCACTGCCAACATTGAAAGCAATATCAGCATCATACACACCGGGAACCTCGATAAGGTCGTTATATGAGTTAAAGGATAAAGTAGCTTTAGAAAGACGGTAACCCTTTGAAGAACCGTCAACAACAGGCTTAAGCTCAGAACCAAACAAGTAACGAATACTTGTACCAGTAATCGGACGGTTGGTTTCACGGTCAACCATATCGTACTGGTTAGCAGACAGGACAATAATTTCAGATTTAATACCATTCATAAACATTCCTCCTAAATTTGACTGACACGGTTAGTTTTAGAATGAAATTCGACAAGAGGTTATAAAACCTCTGCCGAATTTCTTTTTTATAGAAATAGCAGGAAAAAAGGAAAGCGTGCAGAGCGTAAAAACTCTGACACGCTTATTTTTTTTACGATGAAAGAGAGGTAAACAAAATGGAAATTTTGTGTATGCACATTATATGCAAGCCGCTATGCATGGAAGAGGTAAAAGAATAAAGCAAAGGGCGGTGGATGCCGCCCAAAACAGAAAGGAGCGGGAGTAATGGCAAGGAAGTACAAAAGGCTGCGCTACGAGGACAGGCAGACCATAGAGAAAATGCTTAAGACAGGTAGCAGCGTGGCAATGATTGCGGCGACGCTGGGAGTGCATAGAGACACGATATATAAAGAATTTGCCCGCAGCGGTACAGACCAGCACACTTATAGCGCAGAGACAGGGCAGAGGGCAATTTAACACACGAAATCACGAAAGAGAGGTAAAGAGAATGGCAAAGTATGAGGAATTAAGAAGATTAACCGCAGAGAGAGTACGCACGCTATGTATCTGCAAAGGCTGGTACACGAGAGGAACAATAGAGCAGTACACAGCACTACTTAATAAAGTAAGTGATATGGAAGAAAGCGAGAAAGGAAATACAACAGACCAACTGGGAGAGATTGCAGAGGACATACTAAGGCACAGCGATACTAATTATACCGTAGAGGGCATTATGTGGGAGCTTAACAGAGCTGCAAACACCACTTTTTACATAGTGAGGAATTAAAAATGAAAAAAGAAGAAATTATATTTTACGCAGAAAGAAAAGGCTTTTGTATATATGAAGTGTCAGAGGGCAGAAAAGTTTTTTACAAGATAAGGATACCGACATTTACAGAGGGAAAAGTAACGCCGACGGGGTACAAAGATATGCTTGTAAGGAACATAAAAGAAGTAAAAAAGAAAACAGATGAAATATGGGAAAACGACGAGTTTAGACAGAAAGCAGCGGCATGGGTTAGGACATGGTAAAAGAAAGGTTATAAAAGTGTCAAGAAATGGGTGCGACATAAGGCAAGACCGAAAGGCACGGAATACAAACAGAGACAGACACAAACGCTAAGCGCCGTCTGCGGTATTGACGCTTTTATATACAAGCGCCGTTAGTTCAACGGTTAGAGCAACCGCCTCATAAGCGGTAAGTTGTGGGTTCAATTCCCACACGGCGCATTAGGTGCAGGGTGGCGACCTGCGGCAGAGGCAGCACGCTAATAGCTGCTATCTGTATGTTGCGAAAAATGGCGGCGAACATACCAGCCAGAGAGTATGTAGACGGTCAACAGGTTTTAGGCGGCTTTTTAATGAGAAAAGCGCACCCGCAGCAAATATACGCCAGAGCAGGAGAGCGGCAGCATGAGGAAAGAAAGAGCGCCGCCAAAAGAGAGGGTACACAATGAGGCACACAGTAGTTATTTACACAGACACGACAAGTAAAGAGGCTGTAGCTGATTTTATGGAGAGGCAGAGGCACAGACGAGAAAGAGAACGCAGACGGCAGCAGCGCCGCTGGTATTTCATAAAGCAAAGGCTATTAGGCGTTTTTCTCTTACTGTTTACAGTATTTGCAGTTTATATGCTGGACGGGGACGCAACAATAGCATTTATTACGGTGCCGCTGGCGCTGCTTATGCTATTCAGTAAAGAAATGCTCATAACGAATAACTTTTACTGGGAGACAGAAGAAATGAAGGGAAAACACTAATGCTTGAACTTGTACCAATTACATTAAAAGAGGCTAACGCTTTTGTAGAGAGATACCACAGACACCACAAGCCAGTACAAGGGCATAAATTTAGCATTGCAGCAAGTGACGGAGAAAAAATAGTAGGAGTGGCGATAGTAGGCAGACCAGTTAGCAGGTATTTAGACAATGGGCTTACGCTGGAAGTAAATAGACTATGCACGGACGGCACAAGAAATGCGTGCAGTTTTCTCTATTCGGCAGCATGGAGAGCGGCGAGAAATTTAGGATATAAAAAACTAATTACCTACATTCTTGCGTCTGAAACGGGCAGCAGTCTTAAAGCCTCTGGCTGGAAATGTATAGGAGAGTGCGGCGGCTTGCGCTGGAATGGACGGAGCGCACCGAAAGTAGACCTTTACCCTGCACAAATGAAATTACGATTTGAAATAAAAAAGCAGGACAGAAACACAGGAGAAAGCGAGGCAGACAATGGCAATATTTAGGGAAGTACGCACAGAGGTATATTGCGACATATGCGGCAAGTATATCATGGGCTGGACTAGCACAAGGACAGGAGTGAGCAGGAACTTGGCGGCGCATTTTGCACGACAAGAGGGATGCACGACGGGAAAAAAGGTTATATGCAAAAGATGCCGTATAAGAAAGAAAATAGAAAAATGTAGCATACAAAAGAAGTGCGGAGAGGCAGGCAAGGACGGAAACGGTGCCTGTTTAGGATTTGGCAGTTCACTTGACGACGAACCTATAGAGCGGTGCAAGAATTGCATTGCATATACTTCTATTATTTAGCCGGGAAATGCTGATAAATAACAGCTATTACGAAAACCTTTAAGAGAGGGCAAAGAATGAGATTACAGGACTTTACAAACATTATAACACCAAGCGCACGCATACTCATTATGCGAGGAAAAGAACAGATTTTTGTTGGTTATTTACCAATCCTCACTATGAAAAGTACAGCAAATACGGATTGCAGCAAAACAGAGAAATTGTGGCAGCAAATTAAAAACGATACAGTAAAAAAATTTAGCGCAATCCCGGAGATAAGGAGTCGAGAATGGAAAAACAGAGGACTCATGTCGCCAATAGAGCCGGACAAGCTGCCGGAGTACAGATTTTCAGATATGCAAATGAATTTATATTACACATTTTACCTATAAAATCAAAAGGAGCGGAATAATGAGTAAAGAAGTAAAACCGGAAATAAAAGAGGTAGAGGCAGATACATTAAGCCTCTTCAAAAAAGGAGAAATAACAACAGCTAATAGCGTAGGGTTATCTGGAGAACTTACGGAGCTGTGCAAAGTGGAGCAGATAAGCGGCTTGCGCTTTGAGGGATATGTAGGACATATAAGCGCACAAAGACCAAACGGCACAGAGGACGATGTAATAATAGCTTTTGAACTGCCTGCGGTATCAGCACAGGAAAAAGAGACAGTAAAGGCAGCAGGCGTGTTAGACACATTCAAAATAGGTAGCAAGCTCATTATATATGGCAATATGCAGACGCTCAAAGATTTTGAGACAGGTAGAGTGCTGGTATATGTGTTTGCTAATTTTGTGGGATTAAGTACGAAGCCTGCCTTACAGAATGATGTAGCGCTTGTAGGAAAGCTGGCAAAGAAACCGACAGCAAGGCTTACACAGAGAGGAAAGCATATTACTGACCTTACGCTCATTACTCAAAATTTGCTTACGGCAGGCAACAGTTATATTCCATGTATTTGCTGGGGAAGTCTTGCGGACGATGCGGCAGAGTGGGAGAAAGGCGACACAATAAGGCTTTTAGGAAGATGTCAAAGCAGGGAATACAGCAAATTAAACACAGACGGCAGGCGAGAGATACGGACAGCATATGAGGTATCTGCAAGACTTGCGGAAAGGACAGACAGAAAATGACAATCAAAACGATTACAGGAAGCAGAGGAAAGACGAGGGCGACAGAGATACGCATTGCGATAAAAGGAAAGGGCGGCACTAAAGGGCAGGAAATGATTAAAAGGCTCGTAGATTACATAGAGTATCTGAAAGTCATACAGACACCGCAGCATATAAATGAGCATTATTGCTTAATTATGGGTTATTGCCGTGCCTGTGAGGATATGGGCTATATAGATAAAGAGGGAGCGGATGAGCTTATACAGCTTGCGGCAGTATTAGCAGGTGTAGAAACCGAAAGAGCGCAGAAAAAATTAGGCAAGGCAGGAGAGGGTTGTTGTAATCATAAAGGGAGGCGGTATTGAATGACAAAAAGAAAGATATTCTATTCAATGATACAGGAAAATGATATTGTCGGACTAAAAAAACAAGACGGGTACGAGATAGACATTAATGGAACAAAATTCAATGCCTATATAAACGAGATTAACAATAGCGCATATATCTTAGACCCGAAAAATGGAACTGCAGTTTTTACATATAGATATAGTTTAAGTACATTGTCGCCATACGAACATATACAACAAGCAAAAAATGAATTTATAAGACAAGGAGCTTTTGAAAAATGGAAAGAACTGTGCAATAGAGAAAACTATCAGTTAGCTAAAAAAATGTTCAAGGCATATAAGAAAGCGGAGCAGCAAAGAGAACTTTTACACAAAGAAAGCAGATTTTTCTTATAGATTAAACAAATAAAAAATAGGGGTAGTCGAGGGAAAACAATGAAAAAGGCGTATATATGCAGTCCGTACAGGGCAAAGAATGAGGCAGAATTAGATAGAAACATTGAGTATGCGCAGCAACTCACAAAGGCGGCGCTCATAGCAGGGATTGCGCCAATAACACCACATCTGTACATGACGCAATGCCTAAACGAGAGTATAGAGTCGCAGAGAGAAATAGGATTGCGTGCCGGAATGGAGATATTAAGAAACTGCGATTTTGTGATAGCAGGCGTAAGTTACGGTATCAGCAAGGGAATGAGCGCAGAGATAGCAGAGGCAGATAGATTAGGGTTGGATATAGTAAATGCAGATAAGTTAGACATTTATGTAGCTGAGCAAAAGAGAAAGGCAGAGCGTGAGTCATGGAGCGTAAGGAACAAAGACACAGAGCGATAGTTCTATCCCTGCACCCGGAATATTGGGAGTTTATAAAAGCAGGAGAGAAACATTTAGAAATAAGAAAGACAAGACCAAAAGGCGAGGGTGGTTATTCTGTGCTTGTTTATATAACAGGTGGCGTGGGTATCGTAGGAGAGTTTTATACGGATACCTTTTATGAAATAAAAACAGAGCCACAGATTGAACCGTGGGTATTACCAAAAGAGGAAACAGGCATAGCCTACAATTTACATAAAGCAAGCTGCCTCACAAAAGAGCAGCTTAAGAGCTACGCCGGAGATAGTAAGACTATATACGGCTGGCACATTATAGAGCCAAGGCAATATAGCAGTAAACTCACGCTGGGAGATGTAGGGTTAAAGTCTGCGCCTCAATCGTGGTGCTACGCACGCCTTGCAGGAATAACATAAAAAAATAAGCCCTGTGATACTGCAATATCACAGGGCAGCCATACGGCTTCCAACTAAAAATAATATAGCACGATATGGCAGCATATGCAAGAATTTTACAGGCTTTCAAGCCTGTTTTATCACTTGATAAAAGTATTAGCGAACCGACCAAAGACATATTGAGGAGATAAAATATATGCCATATGTGGAGAGAATAACCAAGGCGGGAAAAACGATAGAGGTAGAGAGGTACTTTACAAGCAGATACCATAAGCCGGGAATTAAAAGAGGGGATAAAGTAAAGCCAACAGGGGAGCAACAGAAAAAAATAAATACACGGCAGGCAGAGAGAAATCTGAGGATACTCATAAACAGTAATTTTGGCTACGGAGACTACCACCTTGTCCTTGATTACATCCGGAAGAAAGGAAAGCCGGATAGGACAAAAGAGGAAATGCGAAAAGACATAGATGTATTCTTAAGAGCCTTGCGCAAGGAATACAAAAAAAGAGGGCAGGAACTAAAGTACATACATGTTATGGAGATAGGCTCTAAGGGGGCAAGGCACCACCACCTTGTTATCAATCATATAGACACACAGATTTTACAGGAGTGCTGGTATAAAGCTTATGAGGGACATAACAGGGTAAAAGTATTTCCGTTGGATGATACAGGGCAGTATGCGCAGATTGCAGCGTATTTTATAAAATACACGGACACCCACAGGACAGAGAGCGAGAGTGCTTTACAGGGCAAGAGGTGGAATTGCAGTAAAAATCTGATACGCCCTGTGCCGGAGTACAGGATAGTATCAGAGGCTCAATGGTTTAAGGCAGAGCCAAGAGCAATAAAAGGTTATTATGTGGACAAAAACAGCATAAGCAAGGGAGTACACAATCCGGAATATTACGGCTATGGATACTTCCGCTACACGCTAATTAAAAACAGTAGTCAGGGGGGATAATGTGACGGACAAAAAGGAAAAAGACATGATAAACAGGCTCATATATTGGCTTTGTGTGAGAGGAAAGAAATGTAAACACTTTTGCATATGTTGCAAATACTACAAAGAATGTAGTACCAGTTTAGAGTACGAGAAAGAGAGGTAGTACAGGAAATGAGAAATTTTAAGCTTGACGATGAAAGCGGACATCAAGAGGCACTTTTTAACTGGGCGGCATATAATACAATCCGGATGCCGGAGCTTGAATATATGCATCATGTGCCAAATGGTGGAAAGCGTGACAAAGCTACCGCAATAGCATTAAAAAGGCAGGGCGTAAAGGCAGGAGTGCCGGACATTGTACTACCAGCACCAAAGGGAAATTATCACGGCTTATACATAGAATTGAAAGCAGGACGGAATACAGTTACAAAAGCACAAAAGAATTTCTTGGAGTTTCTGCGGCAGCAGGGGTATTACACGGCAATATGCTACGGTTGGCAAAATGCCGCCGAGCTTATAGAGCAATATTTATTAAACACAAAAGAGCTTACACAAGAGAAAGAAACAATCATACTAATGCGTTGAAGCACGCAGGGAAAGAGAGGCAGAGAATGAAAACAATCAGTATTTTAAACCTTAAGGGCGGCGTAGGTAAAACCCTCACGGCAGTAAATATAGCCTATGAGTTGTGGCGCAGGGGCTATAAAGTTCTTTTACTCGACAATGACAAGCAGGGAAATTTAAGCAAGGCATACGGACGATATGATACAGAAAGTGTAGCGCCTGTTACAAGATTACTTGCTGGAGAGTGGACAAAAGCAGAGGAACTGATACAGCCTACGGACTACAAAGGCATGGATATTATAACCTCTAATATGTCACTATTTGGGGCTACATGGAATTTGACAAAAGAAGAAAAGGAGAACCAGACAGAGAGGTATAAAAAGCTGTTTTACGAAGAGGTTCAGTACTACGGAAACTGCACAATATGGGGCAAATATGATTATTGTATAATAGACAATCCACCGGATATTGGGCTTAATGTGATAAATGCACTTGTAGCAAGCGAGAGTGTGATTGTGCCTGTAAAGATTGACGAGTGGGCTTTAGAGGGGCTGGATATTTTAGCGGAACAGATAGAGGACGCCAAGCTCTTAAATTCTGCACTTCATATATCGGGCGTATTGGCAACGGAATACAGGAATACAGACGCAGAGGCAGCAGGCGTGGAGTGGATAGACAAGAAAAGCGCATATGACCTTTTAGGCGTTATCAGATACAGTAAAAAGGTGGCTGAAAGCACATTTAACTTTAAACCAATTTACGAATACAGCCCTTGCAGCGCCGCAGCACAAGACTACAAGAAATTTATAACAGCATACACAGGAAAGGGGCGGTAAGGCATGACGCATAAGCAGAAATACTGCGCATATTGGTACTGCAAAAGAAACGGCGGCACTATCTGCTGGAATTTGGGCGGAAAATTTGCAGGGCGTGCCTGCCCGCAAAGTGACGCTTGCGAGCATTGGAGAACTTGCGAAATGTGCAACGGAGTAATGGGAGAATGTAAAACAAAAAGGCAAATAGAGAAAGCGAGGTAAAGAATATGGGAAAGTTTGGACTGAATGACATATTAAACGCTACAAGCAAGGCAGGAGAAAAAAAGGACTATACGGAAATATGGTTAAGCCCTTATGAAGTAAAGCCGAGTGACAGCAATTTTTACTCACAGGAAAACATAGAGGAACTAGCAGACAGCATACTTGCAGTAGGACAGCAACAGCCTACGGTAATAGGCAGAGTAAACGGAGAATATCGCATCATAAGCGGACATCGAAGAAACAAGGCTAATATTTTCAACATCGAGCGAGGATATAAGCAGTATGAGAAAGTGCGGTATCTATGCAAGGATATGAGCGAGGCTGTGTTTGAGCTTTCCCTGCTTGTAGGAAATGCTTTTAACAGAGAACTTACAGCATACGAGAAAACAGAGCAGGCGGCACGCTTAAAAAGTGCACTTATTAAGGCAAGAGACGAGGACGGTTTAGAAATACCGGGAAAGCTCCGAGATGTGGTAGCAGATTTATTAGGCGAAAGCAGCACGAACATTGCAAGAATGGAGCAGATAGATAAAAACCTTACGGACGAGGCAAAGGAACAGTTTAAGGCTGGTAATATGGGTATAACGGCAGCCTATGAGACAAGCAAATTATCAGAGGGCGACCAAAAGGCAATAGCGGCGGCAGCGGCAGCAGGCGAAGATGTGAGGGCAAAGGAGATAAGTAAGAGAGTAGCCGAGAATGTAGCAGCCAAGGCACAAGAAAAAGCGGAGAAAGCCGCCAAGGACGCAGAAAAGGCAGAGATAGAAGCGCAACAGGCAATAGCAGACGCACAAGATAAACAGGAAAAGGCAGAGCAAGAGGCTGAAAACGCCAAAGAGCTTAAACGATTTGTGAATAATGCAGCAGATGCATTAGACAGAGCAAAAGAGGCGGCGCAGGCAGCAGTTAGCGCAGTAGAAAAAGTGTCCGAAACGGACACCAAAACAGGAGCAACACCACAAAATGACTGGAATAAGGTGGATTGGGTGCGCTATACATTATGCTGCTTATTGGAGCAGGCAGAGCATATAAGCGAGGATGATTTATACAGTTTACAGGATATGCTTGTACGCACGAATGACGCAGGCAAAGCGGTTGAGGAAAGCGAGGTAGTGGAGTGAATTATAGACAATGGAAAAAAAGATACAAAAAAATACATGGTTACAATCCACCGCTTAAAGAGGATAGGCGTAAGTTAAACCGACAAGCAAAGAAATTTTTAAAGAATTTAGAGGAATTTCCAATGGCATACAATACGCCTAATGATTTTGAACTGAGGTTAATTGATGCGCTTGCTTCTGCCTGCGATGTATTGAGCAAGTGGCTTAGCAATACAAGCGACGCACTAAGGTTTGCAGCAAACAACTATAAACAAATGGTACAGTCAAGGGAGGTAATAAAATGAACATAACAGCAGTAACAATTACAGGTATTATATGCTTGACACTCGTAATACTTACAATGGTAGACAAAAAGGGAAAGGACAATAAAAAAAGCCCCGACTATGGCAAAGAAAGCGAGGAGAAGAATGAATAACACAGTAAATACCGCAGTAATTTCACAGGAGGCAAGCGAAAGCGAGGCAGCAGGCGAGGGCTGGATTGCACTAACAGAGGGCGACTTTGAGAGTATGATACAGAAAGCCGCAAGGGCAGCAGTAGCAGAATACAAAAAACAGGAAGAAAAGGATAGAAAGCAGAATAAATACCACAACACATTTGCACTCATGAAATGTTACAGAGACGCAGCCTTTCACATCGAGAACGCAGTAAGTGACGGCACACAGTTGGAACTTGACGGCATGACCGATGAACAAAAACGGATACACTTAGAAAGTGTTAGACGCAGCCGATTTAAAACTTTGATAATGACAGCACACATAGACAAGGCAGTAGAAGAAATAGAGCATAGGCGCAAGGCAGCAGGAAGAGAGATAGAATACAAGGCGTTTGAGTTGTATTTTATGCAAGGAATGGATTACGCACAGATTGCAGAGGAATTAGATACAGGAAAGAACACGCCAAGGCGCTGGGTTACGGCAATCATTAACGAGCTGTCAGTATTGCTATGGGGCATTGACGAAGAACGCATCAAATAGCCCATGGTATTTTAATGGTAAAATCGTGGTGTTTACTTGGTAAAGTGCAAATGTTAAAATGATACTATGTAAAGAGTAGGCAATAGCTTAAGTCGGAGAGGCGGCAGCAGTTACCTACTCTTTTTTCATTCTTTGCCGATGTCCTGCGCTGTGATACACTCCGGCGCAGGGTACTGGTACTGTATGAGAGGGCAGACAAATGAAAGATTACGCAAGGAGTTTTTACCTATCGACAGCATGGAAGAAAACACAGGCAGCGTATATGCAGGCACAAGACTATATATGTGAACGATGCGGAGAGCCTGCAAAAATAGTGCATCACAAAAAACACATAACGCCAAGCAACATAAACGATACAAGCATAACGCTTGCTTGGGATAACTTAGAAGCGCTGTGCCAAAACTGCCACAACATAGAGCATCATAGACAGGATAGGCAGAGTAGATATTTTTTTGACAATGACGGAAATATACTCCCCCCTATTCCAAATAAAAATTAAAGGGGACAAATACCGAGGGGGATACCCTAAAAAAACTCTGCATACGCACGCACGGGTGGTGTAGGGGGTGTAGTAGGGTTGAGAGAAAGGAGCGGCGCAATGGCAGCAGCAAAAAAGACGGCGAAAAAAGCGCCGCCTACGAAAAAATCAACACCAAGGAAAGAAAAGACAAAAGAGCAACGCATCAAGTCCGAAAAAACAAGACTACGAGGAATTTTTAGAGACTTGGACGAAAATAAACGCAAACTGGTAACGCCGCTGATTGAAAAAGCTGCCTTTATGAGCGTGGAGCTTGATGATTTACAAGCCAAGCTACAAGCAGACGGCTGGACGAGCGAGTATCAAAACGGACAAAACCAATGGGGAACAAAGAAAAGTCCGGAAGCAGAAACATACATAGCTCTAAGCAAAAACTATGCAGCGATTATAAAGCAGCTCACAGAGTTAGTACCAGCAGCAAAACGCAAGAATAGCAAACTTGCGGCATTAAAAGGAGAGTAAACAAGTGCCTTATAAAAATTACATCTACGAATATTACGCAAAGATAAACAGCGGCGAAATTGTGGCAGGCGAGTGGATAAAGGCAGTATATAAGATAATCGTTGAGGGTTTAGAAAAACAAGAATATCTTTTTAACAGCAAGGCAGCAAATAAGGCTATAAAATTCATACAAAATTTTTGCCACCACAGCAAAGGACGAAACGATTTACTGACGCTTGAATTGTGGCAAAAAGCAATAGTAAGTGTCATTTTTGGCATACAAGACGCACAAAAAATTAGAGTTTTTAGAGAAATTTTTATAGTAATTGGCAGAAAAAACGGTAAGAGTTTATTCGCTTCTGCAATCATTGCATACATGGCATATATTGAGCCGGAGTACGGACAAGAGATATATTGCCTTGCTCCGAAGTTAGACCAAGCGCAGCTTGTATATGACGGTTTTTATCAAATGGTACAGTCAGAGGATGAATTAAAAGAGCTGGCAAAAAAAAGACGCAGTGATATTTATATTGCAGAGACAAATACAACGATAAAACCTATTGCATTTAACCATAAAAAGAGTGACGGCTTCAATCCTCAGCTTGTGGTATGTGATGAAATGGCAGCTTGGAGCGGAGACGCAGGCTTAAAACAGTATGAAGTTATGAAATCAGCATTTGGCGCACGCCAACAGCCTATAATTTTAAGCATAAGCACCGCCGGATACATTAACGATAGCATATATGACGAGCTGATGAAACGAAGTACGAGATTTCTTATGGGAAATAGCAAAGAGCGTAGACTCTTACCATTCCTGTATATGATTGATGATTTGGAGAAATGGAACGATATAAACGAGCTTAAGAAAGCTAACCCTAATATGGGCGTATCTGTATCGGAGAGTTTCTTCTTCGATGAAATAGCGGTAGCAGAGGGCAGCTTAAGTAAAAAGGCAGAATTTATAACCAAATACTGCAACATTAAGCAAAATAGTAGTATAGCTTGGCTTGAATACAACACAGTAGACGGCGCAGGCACAAATAAGACCTTAGAAGATTTTAGAGATTGTTACGCAGTTGGCGGTATAGATTTAAGCCAAACAACAGACCTTACAGCCGCAAGTATAATTATTGAAAAAGACGGCACGCTGTATGCATTTACACAATTCTTTATGCCGAGAGGCAGAGTTGAGACGCTACAAGCAACAGACGGAGTTCCTTACGATATTTTCATTAAAAAAGGTCTGATAACTTTAAGCGGTGACAACTATGTAGATTATCACGATGTTTACAAGTGGTTTACCATGCTGCTTGAAGTCTATGGAATAAGACCGCTTAAAATCGGCTATGACCGATACAGCGCACAATATCTCGTTAACGATATGAAAAACTATGGCTTTCATATGGATGATGTATTCCAAGGCGAAAACCTAACTCCTGTTATACGAGAGTTTGAGGGCATCATAAAGGACGGCAATTTTAAGATTGCCAACAATAATTTACTAAAGACACATTTCTTGAATGTTGCACTTAAACACAACATGGAAACAAGAAAATTCAGACCGATAAAGATAGAGCAGAGAGCGCACATAGACGGCTTTGTATCAGTTATAGACGCAATGACGGTACGCCAAAAGTACTGGGAAGAGTGCGGAGAGTTGCTTAAAAATGTTGCGTAGAAAGGAGAATAAGCGACAGAATGAAGTTTCTTGATTATTTATTTCATGGAAAACAAATGAGACAGATAGACAGCTACTTTAAAATGTTAAATGGTTATAGTCCTGCATTTACAAGCTTCACAGGCGGCGTGTACGAAATGGACTTAACAAGGGTAGCAATCAATAGCTTTGCCACTCATTGCAGCAAACTTAAGCCGGAAGTTGAGGGAAGCGCCGGAAAACAGTACGAGAGAATATTACAATACAAGCCAAATTACTTTATGGATACGGTAAAATTCATAAAGAGAGTTGCAACAATATTAGCGGTGGAAAACACCGCTTTTATTGTGCCGATTGAAGATAACAAAGGCGCATTGTGCGGCTGGTATCCAATAAGACCGCAACGCTGTGAAGTAGTAGAGGCAGCAGGACAGGTATATTTGAGGTATCTGTTCGCAAATGGCGAATACGGAGCGATTGAATTTGATAGAGTCGGAATAATGACAGATTTTGAGTATTCAGATGACCTTTTCGGAGAAGATAATACAACACTTAAGCCTACAATGCAGTTATTACACGCACAGAATGAAGCTATCATAAATGCCGTAAAGCAATCTGCAAATATCCGTTTTCTGGCAAAAATTGCAAATATTTTAAAACCGGAAGACATAAAAAAAGAGCGTGAAAGATTTACCGAGGATAATTTAAGCGCTGATAACAAGTCCGGCATGATTATTTATGACAACAAATTTTCAGACCTTAAACAAGTAGAGAGCAAGCCATACACGCCAAATTCCCTACAAATGCAGCAGATATCTGACAGCGTATGTACCCACTTCAACACTAGCATGGATATTTTGCAGAATAAATTTAATGAGGATACATGGAACGCTTATTATGAGGGTAAAATTGAGCCATTTGCAATACAGCTCTCTCTTGTTATGACAAATATGACATTTACGCAAACAGAAATAGCTCGCGGAAATGCTTTTACATTTTCTGCAAATCGTCTGCAATATGCAAGCAATAACACCAAACTACAAGTAAGCACGCAGCTTTTTGATAGAGGAGTGCTTAACAGAAATGCAGTAATGGATATATGGAATATGGCTCATGTAGAGGGTGGGGATAAATATTATATTCGTAAGGAATATGCGGAGATAAACGAGCTTACGGCAGCAGGACAAGCAAAAAGCCCGGTAGCAGCAAGAGAGGAAATACCAAAAGAGGCGCAGAACGAAGAAACAGGAAAGAAAAATGAGCCGGATAATATCACGAAGAAAGAGGGTGCAGACAATGCCGATTAAAACGGATAGAGAGTACAGGACATTAGCAGCGCCGTTGACCGTGCAGACAGTAACGAAAAGAATTGATACGGAGTTTTATATTGAGGGATATGCTACAACATTTGATAGCCCGTATCTTCTATGGGAATTTGAGGACGGAACAAAGTATTACGAGCGGATAGATGCGCACGCCTTGGACGGTGCGGATATGTCAGATGTAATAATGCAATATGACCACGCAGGCAGGGTGTTTGCAAGACAGTCAAATAAGACACTTATTTTACAGCCCGACCATAAAGGGCTATTCATTGCGGCAGATTTAGGAAAGACAGACCTTGCAAGAGGGCTTTATCAGGACATAGAAGCAGGAATGATAACTAAAATGAGTTGGGCGTTTACAGTTGCGGAAGACGCATACGATAGGCAAACACATACACGCACTATTTTAAAAATTAAAAAGGTTTATGATGTATCAGCCGTGAGTATTCCGGCAAACGGCGATACTGAAATAAGCGCCCGGAATTTTGCGCATAGGAGTTATGAGCAGGAGAAGCAGGAGCTGCTTTTACGCCGGACGAGATTACTACAACTTAAAGCAAAACTATGATTATGAAAGAGAGGAAAATTAGACAATGAGACTTAAGGAAATTGAGGCACGGCTTGCACAGATTATGAACGAGCTGAAAACAAGGGAGGCTGAGCTGACCGATGAAGAGATTACGCAGCTTGAAAATGAGGTTGACACCTTACATGAAGAGAGGACGCAGCTTATAGCGGCACAGGAAAAGAGAAGCGCATTGCTCGCAAGGATTGCAACAGGCGAGCCTGTGACATCAGACGATGCGACAACAGGGCAGTCGGCAGCGCCTACGGTACTGCGCAGCTTTAAGACCGCATCAAAGAGCGAGGTAGACGATAAATATAGCTCTATGGAGTACAGAAAAGCATTTATGCAGTATGTATGCAGAGGTACTGCATTACCAACCGAATACAGACAGGATGCGGTAAACGCTACAACAGATGTAGGTGCAACAATTCCGACCACAGTACTTAATCAGATTGTGGAAAAGCTGGAAAGCACAGGAATGATTTTGGCACTTGTCACAAGAACAGCCTATAAGGGCGGCGTTGCCCTCCCGGTATCTACTGTTAAGCCTACCGCATCGTGGGTTAATGAGGGCACAGGTAGCGATAAGCAGAAATTAGCAATCAGCAAGGACGGTATGATTACATTCACATACAACAAGCTCCGCTGTAGCGTAGCAGTATCGCTTGAAGTAGATACAATGGCAATCAGCGCTTTTGAAAGCCTGTTAATTAACAATATCGTTGAAGCTATGACAAAAGCGTTAGAGCAGGCTATTATATCCGGCACAGGAAAAGGACAGCCCAAAGGAATTATTACAGAGACTCCGGCAGCAGGGCAGACTATCAGCGTACCAAGTGGAACGGCTGCATATAAAGACCTTATCAATGCAGAGGCGGCTTTACCGCTTGCATACGAAAGCAAGGCGGTATGGTGCATGAGCAAAAAGACCTTTATGCAGTATTACGGACTTGTGGACGATAACGGACAGCCTATCGGTAGAGTGAATTACGGCATTGAGAACAAACCGGAAAGAACGATTTTAGGCAGGACAGTTGTATGCTGCGACTACTTACCAAGCATTGCAAGTACGCTGGAAAACGATACGGCATTTGCTTTCTTATTCAATTTCAAAGACTATGTGCTTAACACCAACTATACCATGGGCGTTAAGAAGTACGAAGACAATGAGACAGACGATATGGTAACCAAAGGCATTATGCTTGTGGACGGAAAGGTAGTGGATGTAAATAGCCTTGTAGTCCTCAAAAAAGTTGCAAGTGCATAAGTAACACATCTATCAGCACATTAGAGAGGGGAAAGCGTGACGCTTTCCCCTCTTTTAAGAAAGAGAGGTAAAAAAGAATATGACAGCAACTTTAGACAGGACACAGCTTGAAAGCATGGAGCGCAATAACCTCGTGGCACTTGCTAAGGAGCTGGGCGTAAAGGCAAGCGGCAAGAGTGCGGAAATCATAGACCGCATTGTAGCCGTCAAAGTGGATGTACAGGACGATAACGAGCTTACGGACGAGGACAGGGCGGCTATTACCGAAGCAGAAAAGGAAGAGACCGCGGCGCAGACAGAAAATGTCGACAAGGCAGCAGTCAAGGGCGTAGCAGTAAGAGTTATACATACATATCTCGATAAACGCCTCGAAATAATTAAGCATGAGGGGAATATTTTTACAGTAGACAAGGAAAGGGCAGACGAGCTTATAGCGGCAAAGGTGGCAGAAATCATGAGATAACACAGAAAGAGGGTGCAGGATATGGAGGCAAATACCACAACATTAACGGAGAAAATGCGGGTAGCGGTGCGTATCAGTAGCACCAGCAATAAGATAACGGAAGAAATCGAGGACTGTATAGCCGCATGCAAAGCTGACCTTGCAAATGACGGAGTAAAAGTTATTAACGAGAGGGACGCACTGATAAAAAGAGCAATAAAATATTACTGTCGGGCAGAGTTTAACTATAACAACAAAGGAGAGGACTTTAGAAAGTCATATAACACGCTGAAAGCACGCCTTTCTATGTCAAAAGAATATAACACACCGCCGCCCGTGTCCGAAACGGACACCAACACCGAGGGTGTAGAAAGTGAGGCGTAAGCATGACAGCATGGGTAGACGAGCTAATACTTATAAGCCAACAACCGCTAGACGAGCGGGTAAATGACAACGGCTTTGAAAATCAACAGCTGGAAAGCAAGACAACGGTTTTTTGCAACAAAAAATCAGTAGGGTACAGCGAGTATTTTAAGAGCCAACAGACAGGCAAAGTGGTAGAGGCAAAGTGCGAGGTACATAAGGCAGATTATGGCGGCGAGGATACCGTAGAAATGGACGGACGGCGCTTTTATGTGCTTAAGACCTATGAATTGGACGAGGACACAATAGAGCTTTCTCTGACCGATTTACGCAACAAGGAAAGCGAGGCGTAGAGGATATGGGAGAATTTAATACCGTAGGGCTTGATAAGGTTATAGACGCTTTTCAGCGTAGAGAACAGGCGACCGTAGAGGCAGTACCAAAAATGCTTAAAGCTGGAGCGGATGTGCTTATAGAGGCACAGAAAGCAGAGGCGCAAGCCATGGGGCTTAACGATACTGGCGGCTTTATCAATTCCATTAAGGCAACAGCAATCAAGGGAGACGATGCGGAAAAATATGTAGACATATACCCACAGGGCAAAGCTAAGCATGGTAATGACCGAAAAGGCGATAAAGGTAATGTGAGATATGCGACCATAGGCTTTGTAGCCGAGTATGGTACAAGCAGACAGGCAGCACGCCCATATATGACGGTGGCAAACGAGAAAGCGCACGATAAGGTAGTGGCAGCGGAGCTTGAAGAATGGGAGAAAGCAAACAATGGCTAAAAGGGCTAATTTAAAAGATGTGCTGGAAAGCACCGGACTGAAAGCGCAGCGTGGCGTATGGACGGCAAAGACTAAACCAGCGGCTTACTATACATTCCAAAGGTTGTACAAAAATGCCGCTATAAGAGCTGATGACAAAGAGCAGATAGGCAGAGAGCTTTATAGAGTAACACTCATATCTAAAAATGACTTTGAGACGCAGCTTAAAACTGTAAAACAAGCATTAGAAGATGCAGGATACTACATAAACAGCATCGATGCGGAAAACTACGAAACAGAAACAGGATATTGGATAGTACCCATAACTATTGAAGAATTAAAGGAGTAAGGAGGAAAAAAGAAATGACGCTTGGATTAAAAGATTTGTACTACGCCGTCATTACTGAGGACGAGGACAGCAAAGAGACTTACGGAGAGCCTAAAAAAATGGCTGGCGCAATGACTGCGGACTTATCCATAACCACAGCAGACGGTAAGTTGTATGTAGACGATGCCCTTAAGGAGAGCGTATCAGAATTTGCAAACGGCACGCTTAAACTAGGCGTGGACGAATTAGAACAGGGAGTTGAGGCAGAGCTTTTAGGTCAGACCGTAGACGGCGCAGGCATTAAGTGGGCTGGCGGCGAGGACGAGCCGCCTTATGTTGCAGTAGGCTTCCGGGCTAAAAAGAGTGGCGGCAAATACCGTTATATTTGGCTTTTAAAGTGCAGGGCAAAGGTGCCTGCGGAAAAATACGAAACCAAGGGCGAGAGCATCAACTTTCAGACGCCGGAGATTGAGCTTACCATTATGCGCCGTACATCGGACAGCAACTGGAAAGCTGACGCAGTAGGAAAGCCTACGGACGATGCGGTAAAGGGTTGGTTTGAAAAAGTACCTACCGTAACACCTAAAGTATAAGAATTAAAAAATAAATGGAAAGGAGAAAGGGCGTAGCCACAGGAGCTACGCCCTTAAATATTATTATGAGCGCATTACAGAACGGAGCATATCCTATCACTTTAAACGGTAAGGAGTATGGGCTTTTATTCTCCCTCAACGCCCTTGACGCAATACAGGAAAAATTTGGAAGCTACGATAAGCTCAATGAGATTTTCGACAAAAACAGCAAAGACCTTTTCAAAAATGTAAAATGGCTTTTCGCATTGCTTATCAATGAGGCGAGGCTGGCAGAGGACGAAAATGCAGAGATTTTATCCGAGGAAAAGATAGGCAGAATGATTACAGCCGCGAACATGAAAACTATCCAAAATGCAATCTACGAAGCTTTTGCCAAGGGAGCAGCAGGAGACGGAGACATAGCGGTAGCAGGCGAGAGCGAGGATATAGAGGACGAAGAGCAGGGGGAAACAAAAGCCGGGCAGGACAATTAGATACCGCCCGGCTTTTGTATATCGCAATGGTTATGCTGCGGTATCCGGAAAGGCAGGCTTGGCACAAAACGCCATATCAGATAGTAACACTATTCAGATATCACAAGGAGTATAACCCTCACATTTTTAGATGCAATTCCCAAGAAAACACAGGGGAACAAATGGATGATATAGACATAGCCTTAAGGGGGCTTTAATTATGGCTGACAAAACGGAAAACATAAAAACAAGATTAAGTTTTGACGGCGAGGCGCAGTATAAAGCTGCTTGCAAGGATATTAACAGCACCCTTAAGGTGCTTAATTCGGAAATGAAACTCGTAACGGCAGAGTACAAGAATAATGCAAGCAGCACAGAAGCACTCAAAGCAAAACAGGAAGTATTAAAAAAGACTTATGACGAGCAGGAAAAGAAAGTAAAGGCGACTGAGGACGCATTAAAGAAGTGTAAAGAGGCAACTGGAAAAAACAGCGAAGAAAGCAAAAAGCTCGAAACGCAGTTAAATTACCAAAAGGCAGCACTTGTAAAGACAGAGCAGGAACTTGAACAAACAGCAAGAGACATGGACGAAGCCGAGAAAGCCGCAAACGGAATGGGAAACGAAGTAGAGCAGAGCGGCAAGCAGGCGCAGGACGCAGAGAGCAAATTCAGCAGTTTTGGAAATATAATAGGCGGCGTAGGCAAAGCACTTGCAGCAACAGTAGCGGCTATCGGGACAGCAGCAGTAGCAACTGGTAAAGCCATATGGGATATGGCAAATGATGTAGCAAGTGCTGGAGACGAAATAGATAAAGAGAGCCAAAAATTACAAATAAACAGCGACCTATATCAAGAGCTAAGCTACGCCTGCGAGCGGAGTGGCAGCAGTATTGATGACCTTAAAAAAGGCATTAAGAATATTACGGACGAGCTGGGAGACGCAGGACAGGGAGCAGAAGACGCAGGGCAGCAGTTTGAAGCAATAGGAGTATCGTTACGGAACGCAGACGGAAGTCTCAAAGACACAGAAACAGTACTTATGGAGTCCATAGATGCGTTAGCGTCTATGGATGACGCAACAGCGAGAAACGCCGCTGCAAATGAGATTTTTGGCAAGAGCGCATCAGAGCTATTGCCGTTGCTTAATAGCGGTAGCGACGGAATAAGGGAGCTTATGGAAGAGGCAGACGCTTACGGTATGGTTATGTCAGAGGACGCAGTATCAGCAAGCGCAACATTCGAGGACAGCCTCACAAGAGTGCAGGGTACGCTTAATGGCTTGAAAAACAGCATAACATCACAAGTGTTACCCTCACTCACAACTCTTATGGACGGCTTTTCAGACCTTGTCGCAGGAAATGAGCAGGCAGGCGAGGAAATTAAGCAGGGCGTAACCGGTATTATAAGCAGTATCACAGAAATGATACCGCAATTTGTCGAGCTGATAACCACGGTGGCAAGTGCAGTATTAGAAGCAGCACCGGGAATAATAACAGCACTTGCGGACGGAATAATATCAGCTATCCCGGAGCTTTTACCAGCACTCGTTGAGGTGGTTGGTAGCATCGTAAGCGGGTTACTCGACCTGTTACCACAGCTATTAGAGGCAGGTATTGCGATTATATTACAACTTGCGGACGGCATAGCGCAGGCATTGCCGGAAATGATACCAGCGCTTGTAGAGGCGGTGGTATTTATTGTTGAAAAGCTCGTAGAAAACATACCGTTTATCATTGAAGCAGGCTTACAGCTTATCACAGGACTTGTACAGGGCATTATAAATGCTATCCCGGTACTCATTGAGGCGTTGCCGGAGATTATTACGGCAATAATCAACGGACTTGTTGAGGGCATACCTATGATTATCGAAAGCGCCGGAGATATTCTCGTAGCAATCATAGACGGACTGATTACAGCCATACCACTACTTATTGAGGCTATGCCGGAAATCATAATGGCTATCGCCAACGGACTTGTTGAGGGAATACCGCAAATATTGGAAGCGGTAGGAGAAATGGTATTAAGTGTATTAAGCAAGCTGGGAGAGCTTGTTCTCAGCATACCGCCTGTAATAGCAGAGGCAGTAGTGAGACTGGCAGAGTGGGGCGTAAATATGCAGACCGAGGCAAGAGAGGCTATCGGAACGCTCGTAAACAATGTAATCACGCTGCTTAAGGAGTTACCTAACAAAATATGGAACGCAATAATAGCCTGTGTAACCAAGATTGCAGAGTGGGGCGTTAAGATGCAATCAAAAGCAAGAGAGGCTATCGCAAATGTTTGTACTGCTATCGTAAACGCTTTTAAGGACTTACCAAACAAAATGAAAGATATAGGTACAAATATAGTACAGGGAATATGGAACGGTATCAATGACGCAAAGGATTGGATTTTAGATAAGATTAAGGGCTTTGGAGATGCAGTATTAGACGGCTTAAAGTCCTTTTTCGGCATCAAGAGTCCCTCTACGGTAATGAGAGACGAGGTAGGCGTGTTCCTAGCGCAAGGTATCGGCGTAGGCTTTGAAAAGGAAATGCAAAAAGTGTCAAGGACAATGCAAAATAGCATACCTACGGAGTTTGATTTAGGAAAAACTCCAACAGACGCAGATACGCCACAGACAGGCAGCGCAGGCGGTGGGCTTTTAGGCTCCAGTGTGACCGTGATACAGTATATCTACGCAAAGGACACAAGTTATGCAGGACAGCAAAAAGAGGCGGCGAGAAACTTCAGATTGATAGCAAGGACGGTGTAAGCAATGGAAACAGAGAGACTTATATACACAAACGAGAGAGGCGAAAGCATAGAGTTTTCCGCTTTAAGTCCTTACTTTGTCAATGTAGCAAATGATGTAACAGGCTTAAGCGACATAAGTAATACGCTCTATACATCAAGTTCCATGGGGCAGCACGGCGAGACTCTTACAGGGCAAAAGATTGACGCAAGAATGATTGATATAAAAGGCAGTATAAACAAACGCAACAAAGACAGGGTATTGGAGCTGCGCCGGGCGGCACTTAAGGTACTTAACCCGGAGCTTTCCGGCACTCTGACATATATTTACAACAATTTTGTGCGAGTGATTGATTGCAAGGTAGACAGTTCGCCTGTATTCAGCCGCAAGAAAGTGTTTAATGACTTCACAATACAGTTTAAGTGTCCGTCTCCCTTTTGGAGAGAAGAGCAGGACGATAAAGCGGATATTGCAAGCTGGATAGGTTCTTTTGAGTTTGACCTAGAAATACCAGAGGACGAGGGCTTACCAGAGGACGAGATAGGCATAGAATTTGATTACAGAGAGCCTAATGTAATAGTCGATGTATATAACGAGGGGGATGTATCCACAGGTATGCGGATAGAGTTTAGAGCAACAGGCACGCTGCTTAACCCTATACTGCTAAATGTGGATACAGGAGAGTATATACAGATAAACGCAGAGCTTACATCTGGAGATGTGATAACAGTTAATACGGAGTATGGGAAAAAGAGCGCAACGCTCTTAAGAGGCGGCATTACCGAGGACTATTTTAGATATGTGGATGTAGACAGTACATTCATGCAACTTACAATAGGCGACAACATATTTAGATATGACGCAGAGAGCGGAGTAGATGCCTTAGAGGTTACGCTTTACCACTCTAATAAGTATTTGGGGGTATAAGCTATGGAGCTACGCATATTTAACAGGGAGTTAGAGCCTTTAGGAATTGTGGACGAGGCAAAAAGCACGATATGGCAGCCCTCATATTGGAATAAGGGCGACTACGAAGATGTAAAGATACTTGCACCAAAAACAGACAATAATATAGCCTTGCTTATAAAGGGCAATATTATCGTAAGGCATGGAGAGAGCGCTGAGTATTCTGACGAAAGCGGAGAGTGGCGGCGAGCTATGCAGATAACATATCGTTATATCTCCAAGGATATAGACGGAGCAGAGCAGATAGAAGTACAAGGCTGTTTTCTAAAAAAATGGCTCTCCAAAAGAAAGCTCACGGAAAAGCTGGTAATGTCCGACACGAACCAAAACATAATTAACAGGATTGTGACGGAAAACTTTACAGAGCCACAAAACAGCGCACGCCAAGCGGAGCGCTTTAGTATGCTTGCACAGGATGACCTAGGCGGCAGCACAGTAGAGTATAGTGCAGAGTTTGGAGCGGACGCAGAGGACGAGATATATAACAGGGCGCTTGTAGGGAAGTTGGGCTTTGATATACTCGTAAACGAAAGAGCAAGACGGTACGGCTTTTGGCTGTATAAAGGAAAAGACCTAACAGCAACAAATACGCAGGGTAACACGCCCTGTATATTTTCAAGAGATTTCGACAATGTAAATGAGCTGGAATATACCGAGTGCATTGAGGACATGAAAAATGTAGCATATGTTGAGGGAGCAGCAGACGAAAACGATATAAGACCTCAGATTGAGGTGTGGAAAAACGGCACAGAGCTAACAGGCTGGGACAGAGACGAGCTTTATATCGAGGCTACGGATATAAGCAGGAAAACAAAGGACGATACCGGACAGGAAACAGAGATACCGATAGAGCAATATTTACAGCTTATAGCAACGAAAGCGGACGGAGAGCTTGAAACTTATGGAGAACGCATCAGCTTTGTAGCGACAATCAGCGCGAGCCAAAATCTGCAATATAAAAGAGATTTTATGGTGGGCGATATAGTGACGGACATAGAGAGGAGCTGGGGAATTAAGATAGATGCCCGGATAACCAAGATATGTCAAACAAGCCAAGACGGACAAGATACTTTAGAGGTAACTTTTGGAGAGAGTCTACCTACGCTGATAGAAAAAATAAAACAAAAAGTAGGAAAGTGAGGTAAAAGGAAATGGGAGAATGGAGCTTTCCATACGGTAGTGTTAACCATGACAGGCGTTATAAATCGGCTGATTTTAGAAACTATTACGCACAGCTCATAGGTAACGGCGTATTTTACACAAACTCAACCGCCCTAAAGGTTTCTGAGGGCGGTGGCATGAATGTAACGCTTGCAAAAGGGAGTGCATTTATCGAGGGCGCAGGCTACAAAAACACAGCGCCCCTAAATTTTATACTTGACACAGCAGACGGAGCATTACCAAGAATTGACAGACTTGTCATAAGAAACGATTACACAAACCGAGATACATACGCAGCGGTGCTTAAAGGTTCATACAGCGCACAGCCTCAACCAACGGCAATCACAAGAAATGCGGATTGCTACGAGATAGCGATTGCAGATATTCTCGTACCGGGCGGCGCAGTAAGTATAACACAGGCAAACATTACAGACAACAGGCTCAACAATGACCTGTGCGGAGTGGTAACAGGGCTTATAGAGCAGGCAGACACCACAGAAATTTTTAATCAATTTGAGGCTTACCTTACTGAGTTTAAGCAGCAGCATATTTCCGAAATGGAAAATTGGACGGAAATGCAAGAAGCTGACATGACGGAGTGGATGCGTGAGCAGAAAGCAGATTTTTTGCTGTGGGTGGATGAGATAAAGGACATATTGGACGAAACGGTAGCCGGAAATTTACAGGTAGAGATTGAAAAAGCAAAAGCCGATTTATCCGAGGATGTATTTAAGAGATTTTACGGTCTGATAAATCAAGAGAGCGAGTGGATGCCGGACGGCAGTATTGTGGTAACAAACGCAGAGGCAACACTTACGATAGTTAAGGGAACAAATGAGGACGGATATAAGGTTATCAAGGAAACGCTAAGCCCTGCGGACACAGAAATTAAATACACCAAAACAACAACCTTTTACCCAAAAACAACCAGCACAAATAAAAGAATAGTGGAGGCGTACAGTTATGAGTTGGAGTGAGGCACAGGAAATTATTGACGAGCTTACAGAGCAGATAGGCGACAAAGTATTAACAGGAATACCGCCGCAGGATATGGCTGCTTTTTCTCCGGCAGCAGGAGACGGTACGATAAAACTTAAATTTACCGAGCCTGCGGACACTTTTATAGACAATCAGAGAGTATGTAGCGTTAAGGGCGTAAAAATCGTTATGAAACAGGGCGGTTATCCTGTGGACGAGACGGACGGCACGCTGATTATCGACAACACAGATATAGGAGCATACAGCGATACAGCACTTGAAATCACAGGGCTTAATAATGATGAGGACTATTATTTATGCGCTTTTCCATACTCTGACAGCGGATTGTATAACAGGGCAGCAGGCTTAAGAATATGGAACAATGATTATGCCGTAAAAAACAGGGCAAAGGTAACACCAAAAGCATATATCCTTTACGGATACAAAAAAGCTAAGAATGACAGCGCACCCGGAGCAAGAGTAGAGGCGTTGGAAATGTCCGTAGGGCTTACGCCTGCAAAAATGGACTTTACAGCAGGAGAGTTTAACTATGGCGGCTATGCAAATGCTTTCTTTATGCCAAAGCCTTATATGGTAAAAAGCAGCGGACAGCTTGACTATGAATTGGACCATTCCGACCAAGCCAAAAAGCTGGACGGAACGGCAAGCGATATAAGTAACACAGCTTATGACGGCAACGCAATGTCTATTTTTCCTACGGTATGGCAGTATAAATATGAGGATGATAATTACGAATATCGTTATTTCTGCAATATACAGCTTAACGAGAATTACAAGGCTGATATGTGGACAAGAGAGGACGGCACCGTTGAGGAATGGCAGGGTATAGGAATGTTTGAGGGCAGTTACATTAACTCAAAGATGCGTAGTCTTGCCGGGCAGACAGTAGGTGTATCGCAGACAGCGCAGACAGAACTTAATTACGCAGCCGCAAACGGAGAGCATTATACAACAAATGCTTGGTGTGAGTGGGATACAATATGTGGGCTTTTGGTTCTTATGAGTCTTAACACAAATGCACAAGAAGTGTACGGATACGGTAGGGGTGGCGCAAGTGCTGCATCAGCAACAGGAGAACTTAAGAATAAAGGTATGTTCTTTGGATATTCGCAGTCTCAAAGTACCACAAATGCTGTTAAGGTATTTTATTTAGAGAATTGGTGGGGCAATGTTTGGAATAGGATACAGGGATGTATTGCAATCAACCGCTCCATACGCATTAAAATGACAAAGCCTTATAATCTCACAGGAACTGACTTTATCAATACAGGGCTTACTCTTACCGGAACGAGTGGCGGCTATATAAATAAGACCAAGACGGATAACAGCTACGGCACAGTACCATACGAGGCAAGCGGAAGCGAGACAACATACGAGTGTGACGGACTTTGGTATAACACAAGCGCCGGAACTTATGTGGCGCTTGTCGGTGGCAGCTGGGGCAATGCGGCTCTCTTGGGCTTTTTCTGCTTGAACTTGAACTTTGCCGCCTCGAGCACGAGCACGGGCATTGGCGCTCGCCTTTCTTGCGAACAGCCTGCGGCATAGCCGCTAACGGGGCACGGGGCGGTTAGCCCCGGAATAATTAGAGAATACGAAAGAGTAACGGTATAACGGTGCGCTGTGGCGCTTGTCGGTGGCAACTGGAACAATGCGGCTCTCTTGGGCTTTTTCTGCTTGAACTTGAACAATGCCGCCTCGAACACGAACACGAACATTGGCGCTCGCCTTTCTTGTTATCAATTTCAATCTGATAATGCACCGTTATATCGTCAGCACTTGCTGGAAATAGAACCGATAAAGGGAGAGTTTAGTAGCAGCAGCGAAAGACTTTTAGGTAATAAGAAAGAATGAAAACGCAAAAGCATTTATATGATAAATGCCTTGATAAAGAATACATCAAGGCAGAAATACTTATAGCGGCAAAAAATAAACGAAAGCGCAAGGATGTAAAGCGGATACTTGCAAACATAGACCGATACACAGATATCATATACAACATTCTGCTTAACGAGAGTTATAAGCCGCATTTACCGAGAGAGACGGTAATACAAGAGGGTACAAGACCAAAGAAAAGAATTATACGAAAGATAAGATTTTTCGACCAAATAATACACCATATCGTTATAGATGCCTGCAAGGATGTATTTATGCAGGGAATGTATGTATTTTGTTGCGGCAGCGTGCCGGGTAGAGGCATACATTATAGCAAGAAATATATTGAGAAGTGGGTGCGAAAGGATTGCAAGAATACGAAATACTGCGCGCAAATGGATATAAGGCACTACTTTGAGAGTGTAGACCATGATATATTAAAAAGCCGTCTGCGTAAGAAGATAGCGGACGAGCGTATGCTTAAGCTTCTGGACATTATCATTGAGAACGGCGGCGAGGGCATACCTTTAGGCTTTTATACTTCACAATGGTTTGCAAACTATTTGCTTGAAGATTTAGACCATTATATAAAAGAGAGTCTCCATATCAAGTATTATGTGCGATACTTGGACGATATGGTTATATTTGGACGGAACAAAAAGGAGCTACACAGAGCAAGGACGGCGATAGCAGACTATCTTACAAACGAGCTTAAATTGCAAATGAAAGGAAATTGGCAGCTTTTCAGAATGGTATATACAGACCGAAACGGAAAAGAAAGGGGCAGAGCTTTAGACTTTTTAGGTTTTCGGTTTTACCGGGAAAAGACAATACTACGCAAGAGCCTCATGTTACGCATAACACGCAAAGCAAACGCCATAGGCAAAAAGAAAAAGCCAAGCGTTTACGATGCAACAAGTATGCTTTCATATATGGGCTGGATAGAGAATAGCGACAGCTACGGACTGTATGAGGACATAATAAAGCCGAAAGTAACGGTAAAACAACTGAAAGAGATAGTAAGCAGGAAAGAAAAGAAAGAAAACAGTAGAAAGACTAACTATTAAAAGTCAAGTCTAAAATGAAGATTTTTTGAATGAATTACAGAAATGTATTTCAGATATATTTGTACTTTGAAAACTGCATGACAAATAGAGCATCGTTATCGGTGCTCAAAAAAGGAGTATTAAGTTGGAAAGATTTAAGCTGCTTTGATGTATTGCTGGTTTGATTTTTCTAAATGATAGATGACTCGTACCAGTTTTTTGACGGCATGTGAAATAGCAACATTATAGTGTTTGCCTTCAGCCCGTTTCTTGGCTAGATATTCGGCAAATGTCGGGTCCCAATGGCATACGTATTTGGCAGCATTGTATAGTGCATAGCGAAGATATCGGGAACCACGTTTTTCCATGTGGGCATGGGCACCATCCAATTGCCCTGACTGGTATGTAGATGGTGA